TCAATTCTTCAATAATGAATTCGAAAGTATCAAGCTTCGATCATCTATAGCTTTCAAACGATCTGTATCTGAGCTTCTTGCGTAGTAAAGGCTCATGGCCTGCGATGTGTGTCCCATCAAATCCTGGACAATTCGTGGATTCACTTTTTCATTAAACATATCTGTAGAGAATAGATGCCTCAAACGATAGGAATTGAAGGGAATACCACAATTCAGCGAAACGAGATGAATATAGTTTGCCACATAATTAATATCCATTGGCCGATTATCAAAATCAGCGAGAAGGGGACTGCTACTAGACCATTCCTTCAATTGCTGAAAGACAGAAACTGCAACTGTAGGAATAGGGATTTGGCGAATACTAAGAGGTGTTTTTGCTGGAACTATTTGGCGATGCTCGTCGGATGTTGATCCTACTTCTTTGTTGATAGTGATATAAGCATGCTCAGGATCAATGACAATATCTTCTGCATTCAATGCTAAGGCTTCACATGGACGGCAGCCAGTATAAAACATGATTTCCAACAGAAACCAGATCACTCGGTTCCTGTGAGCGGAATGAATTGCTTGAGTCTGGTATTGAAGCAAAGCATCCATGAAACGAGAGAAATCCTCGTGAGTAATCTCTACATTCTTCGGTATTTTTACTACTTTTGATTTAACTGGCATTAGTACAAGGGTTTTATCCGTTACTGCAATTCCTTCCATTTGTGCAATCCGATAGATCTTACGCCAGACACTGATCAGACGATTCACCTGATCCTGTGTCTGCTTTTTAGCATCATGGGCTATGCAGGCTTGCAGTTCTGCTGTTGTGAGCTTAAGAATGCTCTTGTTTGCGAGACCATATTTCTCAATACCACGATGAAAGATCGAATCATTTCGCTCTATTGTCGAAAGAGAAACGGGAAAAAGGGCTGGAATCTTGTCATAGCACATTTGAACTGTAAGATCCTTTGTCACATTTTGCCCTAATCGAATCTTCTGGAGAGCATTATCTCGGTCCATGACAGCTGCTGCGAGGGCTTCTCCTGAAGTGCTGTAATCTTTCGCATTGATTACTTTCTGGTAATACAGAGCTTTTCCGTTCTCATCTTTGTATTTGATCCAAATCTGGAAGGATACACCAGACTTATTGCTGCGCTGGATGATATATTTCTCGTGTCTGCAACTACGTGCCATATTGAAAACCTCCAAATTGAAAAGAAAGCCTAAGGTTTGAACCTTAGGCAACAGCCGAAATCTCAGAATTGATTGTCTGTAATGATGTTTGCATCCGTGAACAGCAAGCCATCCAGGATGGTCCAATACCGATCCCTTTCTGCTCCTTCGGAATTGTTGGCCCCATCTCGGTAGAACGCAATGGCTTGATCTCGTTTATCGAAGTGCTTTTTTCTGTTGTAGCAGATGACATCGACAGGCCCGGTAGGGCAATTCCTGAAATTGATTTCTTTTGTCATAATCGTGTCTCCTTAACAGTCTAGCGGACAGATATTTGCATCACCAATAATCCGATAATCCGGAAATCACTTGCAGCATCCTTTGTGATCACGGTAGGAGGATACTTGTCATTCGCGCTGGTTAGCACGATGGTGTCATTGACCTTGTTGAATCTCTTGCAAACTGCTTTCTCATCATTGATTACGAAGCAGCCAATCTTTCCATTTTCGATGTTATCGGTTTTCCTGAAGATGAGAGTGTCACCGGTATGGATTCCTGCATCATTCATGGAATCTCCATTGGCGGTCATTGCAAAGTAATCGGCACTCTTGTTTGGTAGAGAGGAAATGGGGAGGGAGAGGTAGCCGGTAATACTATCTTCTGCGAAGAGCCCCTTGCCACAGCAGATCTCTGAATAGACGGGAATTCTTCTTCCCTGGCTTAGAGGGAGGTACTGCTCTGCTTCTTCATCATCCAAGTCTCCAACGATGACAGAAGGAGAAATTTTCAGCATTTTTGCAAGAGCGGCAATCTTCGTGCTGCCAATCTCTTCAATTTCTCCAGTTGTCCATTTATAGACGGTACTAACATTCACGTCGCAAACCTTGGCGATCTCTGCGGGAGAGACATTCAATTCTTTAATACGGCTCTTTAAGATTTCCGATACTTTTGTCATAGTCCACCTCGCTTCAGTCTTATTATAGCGTAAATTATAGTTAACGCAAATAATGTAAATGAATACACTGTGAAAAATCGCGTTAACTCGTTGACTCGGAAGCCTTCCTGATGTATGTTGTTAACACAAGCGCAGGGGAGCGCGGAGGGGAGGAACAGGTGGACGCGCAAATGCTGGAAAAGCAGATGCAGAAAGCTGCCGTTGATGACGAAAACATGGCAGAATCATTGCGGTTAGAACCAGAAGATTTTGCACGCAAGATGTCTGGAGAAGCAGACTTCAAGGTGCAGGAGATTCGGATCATCAAGCGGAAGCTGCACCTGAAAGACAAAGACGTGGACCAGATTTTTTTTAGCGAATGAGTTCCCGTATACTATAAAAATGTCGAGAAAATGATTCTCAACATATTCGCAGACGAGAATTCTTCACAAGGACAGAAAGGAGGGAATGGGTGAAGGAACTAATCAGTTCAGAGCAAATGCATGAACGCTACGGGTTTCATCGAAAGAAGCTGAAGGATCTCCGGGATTATGGCTTGCTGGTAGGTACCAAGTATGGACATGGCTATTCGTACTTTCAGGAAGACGTGGACGATTTCTTCGAGCGTACCAAAGGATTAGATTTGAGCAACCGAACTAAAATTGCAGCCTCCGCAACCTATCTGAAAAACAAGAAATCGCGTTGTTAACAAAAAATAGAAAGAGAGAGCAAGGGAGAACATGAAAAAGAGAATTCATCGACCTTGCAGTGACGGGAGAAATTAAATGAACCGTCGGCCTGCAAGAAGCTACCTGGGAATCACAATGGGTAGATGGACACCGCTGAGGGCAATCGCAATGCCAGAACGGGATGTCCGCAGAGCCGTAATGAAATACAATGACAACTTTGGCAATAACGGTCAGAATACCTATATCCTGCATTCGGTAAAAGGATATCGGATGACAGATGATCTTGCAGAAATTGATGCAAGCATCGAACATGACCTGAATCAATATAAAAAGTGTTTAAGTAGACTGAACCACCGCAAAAAGTCGATCCGCACCATTCACAATGTGAGGATGGACCTGGAATGAAACTGCAGATCGTAAAGGAGAAGGTCTCAAACCTTCAAGAGAGCGTTGAAGAGAAACGCTTTGATTACATCGGCGGCAGTGATGCGGGAGCAATCTTAGGATTTAATGACTATAAGTCGGCATACACCTTATGGGCAGAGAAGACGCAGAAAGTCTCGGCTTCTTTCAGTGACAATGAGGCAATGCGACTTGGTCGAGACCTGGAAGACTATGTTGCAAGAAGATTTGAAGAGGAATCCGGAAAGAAGGTACATCGCAGCAATTACCGGTACAGCCTGAAGTCCTATCCATTCCTGGTAGGACATGTGGACCGGATGATCACGGGAGAGAATGCCGGCTTGGAGTGTAAGACTGCTTCTCAGCTCTCCAAGACCAGTTATGAGAATGGAGACATCCCAAAGTACTATTATGCGCAATGCCAGCATTACATGCTGGTGACAGGAGCAGATCATTGGTACATTGCCATTCTGGTATTCCAGAAGGGGTTTTACTGGCGTCGAATTGATCGAGATGAGGACGAGATCACAGCGCTTCTCAACGCTGAAATTGCCTTCTGGAATCTCGTTCAAAATGGTACTCCTCCGGAAATTGACTCCTCGGATAGCACTGGGCAGACTTTAGATTCAATGCACCAGGGCAACGAGAATGATATTGATCTTGGTAAATACCAGGATGAGATTCAAATCCTTCTGAAGAAGCAGAAGGAAATTCAAGAGCTTCAGGATACTGTCCATGAGATTCAGAATACTCTGAAGGCTGCAATGGCGAATGCAAGTTATGGGCACGCAGCTGGCGTAAAGATTTCTTGGAAGAGTGTGGAATCCAGGCGGCTGGATACCAAAGCGCTGAAGCAGGATTACCCAGGAATCTACGAAAGCTATCAGAGAGCTGTAACTTCACAACGGTTCCAGGTGACTGAGGAAGGCAATGATGGAATTCGGCCTTCATCACCAGAACTGCATTGAGGGGATGAGGTCACTGCCAGAGCAAGTAATTGATCTGACCGTGACTTCTCCACCCTACGATGACATGAGAACGTATCACGACAGCTCCACGTGGAACAAAGAGACGTTCGAGCAAGTCGCTACCGAGCTCTATCGTATTACAAAAATTGGAGGCATTGTCGTTTGGATCGTTGCGGATCAAAGCGTCGATGGGGATGAAACCGGAACATCCTTCCGACAGGCTCTCTACTTTAAGGAAATTGGTTTTAAACTTCTCGACACGATGATTTGGTCGAAAGGAAGCTTTTCCTATCCCTCGAACAATCATTACCCACAGACTTTCGAGTATATGTTTGTCTTCAGCAAGGGGAAACCAAAGACCTTTTATGGGATTAAAGATCGTCGGAATATCCATGCAGGACGAAAGCTGCATCTAACCTATCGGCAAAAAGATGGAAGCATCGTTCGACCAGATTTATCCAAGCGATCCAATCTCATCACATCGGATTATGGAGTTCGCTTCAATGTCTGGAATATTCCATCGGAGAAGCATAACGTAACCGGACATCCAGCAGTCTTTCCACTTGATTTAGCGGCAGATCACATCCGCTCCTGGAGTGAAGAAGGAGATAGTGTTCTAGATCCTTTTGCGGGATCAGGTACTACTGCAATCGCCTGTGCTTACTTGAATCGGAATTTCATTGGTTATGAGATTGATCAGGCGTATTACGAGATGGCATGTCAGCATATCCAGGAATCTACCGCACAATTACAGCTATTTCACCCGGATTGGGAGGAGAAAGATGACAGAAGAGAAAGTAGTGAATCAGCAGGGGATCATTAAGCAGGCAAAACCGTTAGCACCCGCAGTAAACTCTGCCACGAAACCAGCTGGCAGAAAGACAATTCAAAATACGATTGAACGTATGATGCCAGAGATTCGAAAGGCACTACCAAATACCATTACACCAGAGCGTTTCTCACGGATTACCTTATCCGCTCTGAGCAATAATCCCATCTTAAAGACTTGTAGCGAATTGAGTTTCCTCTCTGCCATGATGACCAGTGCGCAGCTTGGCTTGGAGCCCAATACCCCTTTAGGACAGGCATATATTATCCCAATGCGGAATCACGGAACCTTTGAGGCACAATTCCAGATTGGATATAAGGGTTTGATTGACCTGGCCTATCGATCAGGTCAGGTACGGACAATCTATGCAGAAGCGGTTCATGAGAATGATCGGTTTGAGTATGAATTAGGGCTTAATCCGAAGCTGGTTCATGTACCTGCGGATCATAACCGTGGAGAAGTCACACACTACTACGCGGTGTTCAAACTGGTGAACGGTGGAGAGGGCATGGTTGTCATGTCGAAAGAAGACATTCAGCAGCATGCCGAGCGTTATTCAAAAGCTTATCAGCGCGGATCATCTCCCTGGCAGTCTGATTTTGATGAGATGGCCAAAAAGACTGTCATCAAGAAGGTCTTGAAGTATGCACCACTTTCTACGGACTTCCAGAATCAGATGGCACAGGATGAGACTGTAAAAACAGAGATTTCCGAGGATATGTCTTTGGAGAAGGACGAGACCGACTGGAACAATATTATCGATGCTCAGACAGGAGAAGTGCTCAATTCCAAAGAAGAGAAGCAGGAGACTGCAGAAAAGGAGAATATCGCATGATCAATCGTGTTGTTATCTCTGGACGTTTAGGACAAGATCCGGAGCTTCGTAAAACAACGAGTGGAGTCAGTGTTTGCAACTACGCTTTGGCTATTGAGCGGTTTCATGTAGGGGAACAGCAGAAGATCACGGATTGGGTAAACTGTGTTGCCTGGAGACAGGCAGCAGATTATTTGACCAGATATGCTAAGAAAGGCGACATGGTTGAGGTAGAGGGGCAGTTACAGAATTCTTCCTATACCGAGAAAAACACGGGGAAGAGGATCACAACTACCGAAGTTCGAGTGGATCGTCTAAGTGTAGTGTCTAGAAAAAATCAGGATCCGATTGCAGTCGATCATGAGGCTCTGGTCCCTCAGAAACCGGAGATCGTGCCTGGAGTCACAGAAGACGATCTGTCCTTTTGAGGCAGATGTGAAAGAGAGCTTTATTCTCTATAACAGCTATGAGCAAACATTCCAGATACTCGGACCAGAAAAGGGAATGAAGTTGCTTACGGCAATGTTTACGCAGAACAGGACCGGAGAGACGATGAGTTTCTCCGATCCTGATCTTCAGATTGCTTGGTCCATGATCTCTGGCCAGATGGTACGGGATGGGGCTAACTATGATAAAAAGGTTCGGGCAGGGATTGCATCCGGCAGAAGGCGTACAAAGAAAGAACAATGTTCGAACAATGATCCAACACTGCCTGGTGATACTGATACTGAAGATGGATATGAATATGAAACTGATAATGAGAATGATACTGACAATGGAGTGAAGAAACAATCTTCTCGCTTCCAGAAACCAACGGTAGAAGAGGTGGCTGCACTCATTGCAGAGAAGGGATACCACTTTCAGGCAGATGCCTTCGTAGATTACTACGAATCCAATGGTTGGATGGTAGGTAAGAATCACATGAAGAACTGGAAAGCAGCCTGCCATACCTGGGAGGGCAAATGGAATACACAGCCTTCGAAAAGCCAGGGAGGGACAGGCAACTATTTTGTGGACAAGTTGATGAGGATGAAAGGAGAAGAGGGGAATGAAGACAAGTGATGTCTTAAAAGCTCTGACTTTGATCAAGATTGCGTTCCCACAAGCATTTTCCAAGCTTTCTTCCCAGGAGCTCGATGCCATGTCGAATCTTTGGGTGAAATGTTTCCAGGATAAACCTGCAGAAGAGCTGAATTATGCGGTTGGATTCTATATTTCGAACAATACATCAGGCTTTGCGCCGACAATTGGTCAGTTGAATGACATCATCTACAAGGCATATCATCCGGAAATCTCGGAATTTGAAGCCTGGTCTGCGATAAAAAATGCTACCTCCCAATCAGGAGACTATGAATCTGCAAAACGGGAATGGTCGAGATTGCCAGAGGTAGTTCAAGCCATGATCAGCCCTAGAGATTTGTGCAGATTAGGGCGAATGGAGACAGATATTGTGGATACAACGGTATCTGCGATGATCCGTAAATCACTTCCCGTGGTTCAGCATCGTACCCAAGAGCAAGCCTCTCTTCCATCATCTGTTAAGAAGCTGATTTCCTGGAAGAAGATCCCGGAGATTCCAAATGAGTGAGTCTTGGGGACGGGCAAATGAGAGTCTGATACGAGTCTTCCTGATGTATTGCCAGAAATTACTCGATTCTTATGATGAAATTCGTCATTTGCAAGCCAAAATCAGTACCTATGGGCTGTCGTCACCCAGGATTAAGAGTCTGGAGGAGGCAAAGTACCAATCCAGTGCTAGGTCCCAATCAGAGACGGAACTGTTGCAACTGATTGAGAAAAGGGATGCGCTCCGCAATGAATACCAGTATATGGATTGGTTTTGCTACCAAATCCAACTTGGACTGATGAAATTGAGTCCGGAAGATTTAGAGTTGCTCTATCTGCGATTTGAGAGGGGATATACATTGAGAGAAATTGCTATTTTCGATTACTCAAATAAAAATAGTGTTATGAACAAATTGGATACGATATATTCAAAACTCGATAAACAGTTTAATTAGAAAAATGTAAATAATTCTCTTAGAAAAAATTGAAATAACAATTAAAGGCTTGACATGAATAAATATTGTTGCTATTTTGAAGATAATAAAAATAGATTTGGGCTTGTTAGTTAATCAGAGTAATTAACGCAAGGCTCATACGTTGAAAGACGTATTGAGCCTTTTTGTATATTAGGGGGAATTATGAATAATTTCTTAGCAAAACTAAAAAATAGCAATAACAATAACGACAACTCTGTATATTCACCATGTTCAGGGAAGGTACATATCCTTGAGGACTCAACTGATCCTGCATTTAATGATGGTAGCATGGGAAAAGGTTGTTATATTGTGCCAGAATCTGATTATTTATATTCACCAATAGATGGCACTGTATTGATGGTGTTCCCGACAAAACATGCACTGGGTCTTAGAAGTAAAGATGGTACTGAAATATTAATACACATTGGCATAGATACTGTTGAATTAAAAGGCAAATACTTCGAGATAGAAGTTAATAAGGGTGACAAGATTAATGCAGGCGATTTAATTGCTTCAGTAGATTTTAATGCTATTAAAACTTTGAACTATAAAACAGATTTATTTGTTATTGTAACAAACCCTAAAACAATTGATTTACATATAAATTTCAAAGCCATAAAACATGGTGATCTTTTGTTTACATTAACTTCAGAAATTAAGGAGGTTGATGGAAAATGACATATTATTTCAAACGAATTTTGAATAATAACGCGGTGGTTGCAGAGACAGAAAACTCTGACGATGTTATTCTTTTAGGAAAAGCAATTGGTATCAAATGTAGAAAAAGTACTGGATATCCAGTAAATCAATTTCTTATTGAAAGAGTATTTGAAAATAAGCAAGATGGTAACTGGAAGTATGTTGAACAACTTATTAATGAAATTCCCTATGAATACTTTGATCTTGTTGATCATGTTATTAAAAAAGCTGGCGAAGAACTAAAATATGATTTTAAAGATAGGCTAACACTTATCCTTGTTGACCATATATCATTTTCAGTAAAACGATATAGGGAAAAAGAAATAATTCCTAACCCATTACTGAGCGAGATACAGCAATTTTTCCCTGATGAGTTCCATGCGGCTATGCATAGCATAGATTATATTAATAAAGAACTCAATGTTGTATTTGATGCAAATGAAGCTTCTTTCATAGCTTTCCATTATATTAATGCAATGTCCAGTAATAGCCAAAGTGAGAATAAACATATTACAAATACATTGTCTGAATGTGTAGATATTGTTGAAAGCCATTTTGGAGTTTCCCTTAAACGAGATAATTACTATTTTTACAGATTTATTTCACATATTAAGTATTTTCTTGATCGCTTAATTAGGGGTGATCCAAATAAAGGAGGTGAAAAGGTATTGACAGATTTTATTCATAAGCAATATCAAAATGAATGGAATTGTGCCGAAAAATTAAAACAATTGATTTCTAAAGAATATGAGAAAAACATTACAGAAGATGAAGTAGCATATTTGACGTTACATTTAGCAACAGTATTAAAAAATAATGAGAGGTGAGTAATATGAATAAAGCTGAATTAGCAAAACAGATAACCAATAACGTTGGCTCTGTTGACAACATCACTGGAATTGCACATTGCATGACACGTTTGAGAATTACTGTCAAAAATGAAGCTCTTGTAAAAACAGAAGCACTTTCAAAACTTGATGGAGTGTTAAAGGTAGTTAAACTCGGCGATCAATATCAAATTGTTCTTGGTGGCATAGTTGATGATGTTTTTGAAGAAGTTTCGAAACTCTGTGGAGATAAAGTAAATATCACGGAAGAAACAATTGATGAAAATCTCGACAAATTACCAGTACAAGGTAAGAAAAAATCAAATTGGTTAAATAGCGCAATTGAAACTATTACAGGAATTGTTGCACCAGTATTACCTGCTCTATTGGGCTGCAGCTTCATAACAACTGTAGCAGCAATTGCAACTTCAATTTTTAAAGTTCCAGATACAAACACAACTATTCAGATATTAAATGCTGTAGGTAATACATTGTATGGATTTTTCCCTATTATCATTGGCTGGTCAGCTGCGAAAAAGTTTAAAACTAACATCTCAGTATCATTAGTAATTACTGGTCTATTAGTATACTCTGGTTTTACCGGCATATTTAGTAATAATACAAACGTAAGCTTTCTTGGGATACCTGTAGCAAACCTCTATTATGGATCTTCAGTTCTACCGGCAGTTTTAACTGTAATATTACAATCATATATTGAAAAATGGCTGAAGCGAGTAGTGCCGGATACTTTGAAAAGTATTTTTGTTCCGTTTCTTACTATGCTGATTGTTGTTCCAATTGAAATTACAGCTATAGGTCCAATTGGCGAATGGGGTGGCGAATTATTTGCATCGATCTTTACAAAAGCATATGCAATTAATCCGGCTCTTGCAGGAGCAATTATTGGCGGAACTTGGCAGATTTTGATTATTGTTGGTATGCATATTGCAATCTTGGGGATGGTTTCGGTACCGAACATTGCAGCAACTGGGAAGGATCATGTAATTATGACACATGCTCCGTCTCTAATGTGCCAAATTGCCGCAGGCCTTGCAGTTGCATTAAAAGCCAAGAATCCAAATATTAAGAAGAATGCATTAGTGCTTTCGATCACATCATTGTTTGCCGGATCTGTAATTGAACCTGTTATGTATGGCGTCACATTAAAATATAAAAAGCCTTTCTACGCAGTTTGTATTGGTGGGGCGATTGGTGGTGCAATTACTGGAGCATTCCATGCCGGAACAAGTGCAGCTGTAGCATTTAGCCCTTATACATGGCCGGTATATTTAGGAGAGGGTTTTGGTGGCTTATTGCTTGGATGTGCAGTTGGAGCGGCAGTTACTTTTGTACTGACATATATGATGGGAATTGATGAAACAATTGAATAGGAGATGGAATGATGGAAGTAAAAGATATCGAATTTAAATCTGCCAATCATGTTATTGAAGAAATTCGTAATATGAATGTTAAAGGCGGGAGTCCTTTTGGAAGATCGGCAGCATGGGCGTTTAAACTTGCTTGTGAGCAAGAAAAACTGAGTACAAAAAAGGCATTAATTGATAGGTTTGATGATTTGACAGAACAGATGACTTCACTAAAACCCACAATGGCTACAATTCAAAATACATGTTGGCTTGTGAAGACTATGTATAGCCAAATCTCTAATAAGCCTATTAAAGAGATTAAAAAAAGGATTATCAAACTTTGTGAAGAGATTATTCAGAATTCGTTTGATTCAGTAGAACTAGTATCAGAATATGGGGCAAATCATATTCATAATGGTTCGATGATTATGATGCATAGTTATAGCAGTACGTTGATGGGGATCTTTATCAAAGCTGCAAAACAGGGTAAAAAATTTACTGTCATTTGTACTGAATCAAGGCCATTAAGGGAATCTCGCTTAGCTGTCCACTATTTGCAAGCGTTGAAAGAAAATGTAATCTATATTACTGATGCTGAACTGTATGAATTTATGCCAAAAGTGGATTTCATCATTGCAGGGGCTGATAGTCTTTGCTGCGATGGATCAGTAGCAAATAAGATTGGCACAGCAATGATAGCAAAATTGGCATCCTCATGCAAAAAGCCAATGTTTATTGCCAGCGAACTTTATAAATACGATGTTCGAACAAAGTATGGACATGAGGTTGTTCTTGAACGTAGAACAAAGGATGAAATTGTCTCAAAGGGTGACTTTGATACATATGACAACCTTGAGGTAATTAACCAATTCTTTGATCTAACTCCAGCCCAGGATATTACTGCAATAATCAGTGAATATGGCTTTATTAATTCCGCAAATATTGACTTTTATTGGCAGCAGCTTGTTGAAAAATTAATGAAAAATAGTTAGGAGAAAAGAATGTTCAACAAATATCTTGATATTAATCCCGAAGTAGAAGAATCGATACGTCTTGGTAAACCAGTAGTAGCTCTTGAATCTACTATTATCTCTCATGGTATGCCTTACCCTCAAAATGTTTCAACTGCTTTAAAAGTTGAAAAGATAATTCGTGATAATGGAGCAGTACCTGCCACAATTGCAATAATCAATGGCCGTTTAAAGGCGGGGCTTACACCAGAAGAAATCGAATATTTTGGAAAAAAAGGAACAAAAATTAAAAAAGTTTCGCGTAGGGACATTCCAATTATCTGTGCTGAGCAAGAGGACGGAGCTACGACAGTTACTACAACAATGATGATTGCAAATATGGCTGGGATTAAGATATTTGCGACTGGTGGTATTGGGGGAGTTCATCGTGGTGCACAGCAAACATTTGACATTTCAGCTGACCTTGAGGAACTCGGTAATACCCAAGTGATGGTCGTCTGTGCTGGAGCAAAAGCAATACTCGATTTAGGTCTTACACTTGAGTATCTTGAAACACATGGTGTTCCGGTCATTGGTTATGGGACTAAAGAGCTTCCGGCATTTTATTCCATACATTCAGGATTTCCGGTAGATTATCAGCTAAATACACCAGAAGAATGTGCTCGTGCATTGAAGGTGCAAATCGATCTTGGTCTAAAAGGTGGTATCCTTGTGACAAATCCTATTCCTGAGAAGTATTCTATGGATGATAAACAAATTAATAGCGCCATAAATGAAGCTATAAATGAAATGAATCAAAAGGGAATAAAAGGTAAAGAATGTACACCCTATTTGCTGGCTAAGATTGCATCAATTACGCATGGAGATTCATTGGCATCAAACATTCAATTGGTTTACAACAATGCGAAACTTGCGGCGTTAATTGCAAAAGAGTTCTGTGCAATGAAATGATTTGTGCTGTAAACCATAACTAAACAACGGGACATGTATGTTGCAAAATAGTGCTATAACAAGCGTGTGAGAAAAGAAATTTGATTCGATTAGTATTTATGAATAATTTGAAAGAAGAGCTCTTGTATAAAACAAAGAGCTCTTTTTATAGGTAAGAATATGCCAAATCGACCTGATCATCCATGTAAACATCCAGGATGTGCAAGATTAGTACCTTATAGTAATGATTATTGCTCTGAGCATGTACTATTACATGCACATGACCATAAGGGAACAAAAGAAAAGGGTTACAATCGTCAATGGCAAAAAGCAAGAGCAAGATATCTTCAGGCTCATCCACTCTGTGTGAAGTGCATGGCGGAGGGAAAGTATGTGAAAGCTACAGTTGTCGATCATATCCAGCCTCATCGTGGTGATCCAGCTCTATTTTGGGATGAAAATAACTGGCAAGCATTGTGTAAGTCATGCCATGACAAGAAGACCATGACCGATGATCGCTACGAGGAATATTGCTATAAGGAACAAGCGGAGCATTAAAATGTCATTTCATAAACAAACAACGACACGGATGGCAAGCCGCCTTCTAAAAGCGCGGTAGCACCCATGTCGCTGTACCTATAAACTAACAAATCTTTAGAATTTGGTCAACAACTGTACGAGATCTAATAGAAAACAGCAACATGATACGTCGGTCCGCCTTCTGATGGCACGGGGGCGATCACATTGCTGTTTCTAGAACTAAAATAGCAAATTGCATGGACTCGGTCAATATTAATAAATTAATAAATGGAGGAGGGGCGGGTTAAATCTCTGCACATAAATGTTTGGAGACCGGCGCTCTCTCACGTGTGAAAAATCGCGAAATTGTGATAGGGGGTTATTATCTATATTGATTTGATGCTGAATAAGAAAAAATGCAGTATTTTACGAGTCCCCAGAGGTTTCCCTCCAAAGTGGAACAAGTAGAATACTGTAATTAATTAATAACATGCTCAATACTGTATTTCAAGATGGTAACAATGTTTTTGTAGACTTGAAGAAATCTAATATTTCGTAAATAATGAAATTGCACCGAGGTACGTCCATCAGGATGTACCACTCATGGCGAAAGCCATGTAACACTTTCGGTGCTTTTATTATCTTGATGTTGATCATAAAATCAGGTATATTTTGGTTGGATGATAGAACTGCATCCGTTTCGGACGTAATGCCACTAGAGAAATCATTTGGCGATGCAGACAATTCATCCTTTTTTATACTTTTGCAGAAAGAAGGAATCTTTATGGCTGTACGAGGCAGAAAGCCTAAGCCAACAGCATTGAAAAAGCTGGAAGGTAATCCTGGTAAACGGCCATTAAACCATAAAGAACCAAAGCCTAAAAAGGGTCTCCCGAAATGCCCAACTTGGCTTGAGTCTGAAGCGAAGACAGAATGGAAACGTATGTGTGGTATTTTAGGCCCTATGGGTTTACTGACCGAAATGGATATGACAGCTTTTGCAGGATACTGCCAGGCTTATGCACGATGGAAAGCGGCAGAAGAGTATTTAACCACAAATGGTGAAACCTTTGAAACTCCAAGCGGATATATACAGCAGGTTCCACAGGTGTCCATTGCGCAGACCAATATGAAGATCATGTTGAAGTTTTGTACGGAATTCGGTCTAACTCCATCTGCTAGAAGTAGGATCAGTATTGGAAATGAAGACGAACCGCAAGATGAGATGGAGAAGATCCTGGAGGGTGAGAATGAATGACATATTCTTACTCACCAACACCATTTATGCTTCAAACCTCTCATTACGATGAAGCTAAAGCGGACCGAGTAGTAAACTTCATCCAGAATCTCTGTCACACAAAGGGAAAATGGGCAGGTGAGCGATTTCTTCTACTTCCCTGGCAGGAACAAATTGTCCGTGATCTATTCGGTATCGTTAAAAAGAATGGTTGTAGACAGTTTCTATCGGCATATATTGAGATTCCAAAGAAGAACGGAAAATCTGAGCTGGCAGCTGCGATAGCCCTCTATCTTCTTTACGCGGATCATGAACCTAGCGCAGAGGTGTACGGAGCTGCTTGTGATCGGAATCAGGCATCGATTGTCTTCGATGTTGCAAAGCAAATGGTTCAGATGTGCCCGGCTCTCATGAAGCGATCAAAGATTGCGGCTGCAACTAAACGGATCATCAATTACCAGAATGCTGGCTTCTATCAGGTCTTGTCTGCGGAAACAGGAACTAAGCATGGCTTGAATGTTTCTGGCTTAGTATTTGATGAAATCCATGCTCAACCCAATAGGAATTTATATGACGTTTTGACGAAAGGATCAGGGGATGCTCGTGAGCAACCTCTTTTCTTTATTATCACGACAGCTGGAACCGATAAGAATAGTATTTGCTATGAGCTCCATTCCAAAGCATTGGATATCCAGAATGGCCGAAAGAAAGATAGTACCTTTTATCCGGTCATTTATGGGCTTATGGAAAAGGATGACTGGAATGACGAGGCTAATTGGTATAAGGCGAATCCATCCTTAGGAGAAACGATCTCGATTGAAAGGGTTAGGGAAGCCTATCAGAATGCTTTAGAGAACCCAGCAGAAGAGAACGTATTTAAGCAGCTTCGACTGAATATCTGGACTTCTTCTACGGTCTGCTGGATTCCGGAGCATATCTATGATCGCGGCAATCAAGAGATCGATCAGGAATCACTATACGGCAGGGAATGCTTTGCAGGATTGGATTTGTCCAGCACCTCTGATATCACGGCATTTGTGTTGGTATTTCCTCCTCGATCTGAAGAGGAACAGTATATTGTTCTCCCATTCTTCTGGCTTCCAGAAGAGATGCTACCGTTACGCTGCCGGAGAGATCATGTGCTTTATGACGTTTGGAAAGCACAGGGCTATCTCCAGACGACAGAGGGTAATGTACTACATTACGGTTTCATTGAGAAAGTCATTGGAGAATTAGGAGAAAAATATAATATCCGAGAGATTGCATTTGACCGCTGGAATGCTACACAGATGGTCCAGGATCTGGAAGATATGGGATTTACTGTAGTTCCTTTTGGACAAGGTTATAAGGATATGTCTCCTCCCTCTAAAGAGCTATACAAACTACTTATGGAAGGGAAGATCAATCACGGCGGGAATCCAGTTCTTAAATGGATGGCAGGAAACGTGGTCATGCACCAAGATCCGGCAGGCAATATCAAGCCGGATAAGGATAAATCGACAGAAAAGATCGATGGAATTGTGGCTTTAATCATGGCTTTGGATCGCTGTGTTCGTAATGAGCATGCGGAAAGTGTATATGATTCCAGAGGTGTCGTGTTTTTCTGACAGAAAGATACTCTATACTAAAATCATGAGTGAGATGAAGCTTTATAAAAACTATGTGGATGTTATTGCACTGTATACCAAGAAGAGCGAAATCATGCCTCTATACATCGTTGGAGATAACGGGAAACGGTATAAGATTCAGCGGGTATTTGAAAAACATATTGCTCGATCACCCGTTGGAGGTGGTGGAATGCGGTATTCCATCATGATTCAGAACCAACATCGTTATCTTTATCTTGAGAAAGATCGCTGGTTTGTTGAAAGCACAGGGTTTTCAAAATGTGATGGCATAGATTGATTGAGATATGGTAATGCTTTGTCTGCGATTGTGCGGTAATTGTATATTTCTTTGAACAGTGATTAACAATATTTCTATCAATCGAAGATAAAGTTTACTATTATAATAATTATGAGAAGCATTGTTTATTGAATGACATTTAGGTGACTATAAATGACAAAGTACAATGGGTATAAAGCAATTGCTGCAGGGATAGGTTCAATGTATGTTTATATTTTATTTTGTCAATTGTTTTTGTCTCCTGTTTATAGGGGCAATTTGTTTCTGTTTCCAGTCATGAAAAATGAAGATGTTAGTACTTGGTTATGTATATTAATCATAATCACTTCATATATTCTATGCAGACACTTTATTCATCGAAGAATGCCTATAATAGTTGTATTTTCTTATATCAGTATTATATTTGCGTATAGTGCGTATATTTATTATCAGTATTCTAATGATTACAGTTTAAATTTCGATAGCAGGTTATTTAATGATGAATGCAATTTGCTTTCAATGTTTGCAGGTGCCTGTATAGTTATTGCCGGTTATCAAATATTTAATGGTGGTACGTATCTTGATTATCTTCATTCAATTAAGTCATCTCAAGAGAGGAATGAATGGATTGCTCATTTAATATATACTGATTTTTTTAGCCAATATGAACCGGGTTTGATGAAAACTAATCGTGCGCAGATTGTTGATCATTTGTCAGAGGATATTTTCGAGGTTTATAAAGAATTCTATGATTATGGGAAAAATGGTTTAAGGAGTTATCTTGTTCTCAATTTGGATGAAAATAAATGCAAGGTATATACACTTTCTGATTTTTCTCAATTACCATCCGAAAGATTAATTCATATTCACAATAGTGTGATATTACCAGGTGCAAGAATAGATGTTCCATATAAAAGCTTATGGAAACAATCAGTAAACTGGGAAACGATATACCATAACAATTCATTTTTAAGAACGTTTTTTCATTCTTATGCTGAACAATGTGATGAATCATTTAAATATATTTCAGAGATACTATTTGCTGGATACTCAATTGCGTTACTGCCTAATGGTTTATACATAATTACAGAGGTAATTGATCAAGATAAAAATAGAATCGAATATCCTATCGATTTCAATGCTAAAAAAGTGTTTAATCAGAAATATTGTTAAATATAAGCAACTATAAAAGTTTGAGTTGTTCATTAATAGATAAATGAATTTATATCTAAGGTGCGTATATGCACCTTTTTTCATGTGAATGGAGGAAATGTGAGAAAGCCAAGATTTTTGTGGTTTAAGAAGGTACGGGATAAGCCGAACAATTATTACGCGGGAACAGACTATAGTTATCTATTTGGCCCGACAACAAGTGGTAAGGCAGTAAATGAGTTTACAGCGATGCAGACAACGGCAGTATACTCATGCGTCAGGATCTTGGGAGAAGCAATTGCGTCCTTGCCTTTGAATCTGTATCGATATGAATCGGATGGCGGGAAGAAGCGGGTGTACGATCATCCGCTTTATCATATTCTGCATGACGAACCGAATCCTGAGATGACCTCTTTTGTCTTCCGTGAAACGTTGATGAGCCATGTGCTGATTTGGGGTAATGCCTATGCACAGATTATCCGTGATGGGGCAGGAAGGGTGGTTGCTTTATACCCATTGCTTCCAAATAAGATGGAAGTCAATCGAGATGAGAACGGTGAGCTCTACTACCTATATACGAAATATAACGATGAGAATCCGAATATCAGGAAGTATGGTCAGGTGAAGCTGTCCCGCTATGATGTGCTGCATATCCCAGGTTTAGGTTTCGATGGCTTGGTTGGCTACTCTCCAATCGCAATGGCGCGGAATGCTGTGGGAATGACCATTGCCTGTGAGGAGTATGGAGCGAGCTTCTTTGCTAATGGAGCGAATCCGAGTGGTGTCTTGGAACATCCAGGGATTCTGAAAGATCCTAGCAAGGTCCGAGATTCCTGGAATGAGGTCTACCGTGGTAGTGCCAATGCCCATAAGGTGGCTGTACTAGAAGAAGGTATGAAGTACCAACAGATTGGTGTTCCTCCGGAAGAGGCACAGTTCCTAGAAACACGAAAATTTCAGATTGATGAAATTGCACGACTTTACCGGATTCCTCCTCACATGATAGGGGATCTGGATAAGTCGTCTTTTTCAAATATCGAGCAGCAGTCTCTGGAATTCGTAAAGTATACGCTTGATCCTTGGGTAATCCGCTGGGAACAGAGCCTAATGAGATCTTTGCTGACGGAGGAGGAGAAGAAACAGTACTTTATCAAGCTGAATGTAGATGGCTTGCTCAGAGGTGACTATCAAAGCCGTATGAATGGCTACGCTATTGGACGACAGAATGGCTGGATGTCTGCGAAC